CTTTAATTAAAGTATTATTAAAATCATAGTATATCATCATAGCTAGGAATAGTAAAATTACATAATATACAATTTGGGAAGTAAGTGTATGTAAACATTTCTTTACATATAAATCAGATAATCCAAAAATTGCTACATAAAGTAATACAAAAGGAAANTCGGTTTCAAAAGATTTTAAAGAGAGACGATGCATTATATAATAAATATATATAATTATTCAATATATATAGTTATTCAATTATGAGGTGACAGTATATGTCTTTGATTTCAGTTTTTTATTCTTTTCTGTTATTTCTTTTTCTTTTTCTAAATATGCTTGATGATTTGACTGCATGGTAGTCAAATTATTAGAACATCCTTGTGTCATGATTTTATATTGAGTAACACATATTAGTAAGATAGCAGTGTACAAATACCACATAGCTTCTCCAGTATTATCGCGTGACACTACTATATTTAATAATTTTTGTTTAATTTCAGGTGCTCCATCTTTACCTTGATACTGTGGTTTCATTAAAGGAGTCAACATTTTCCAATAATTTTCAAAGTTCGTAGGTGTTATTTCATTTATTAAGACAGACATATTTCCAACTAATTTAATAATAGCTTGTGCTGCCCCTTTTAAATCTTTGGTTTTCTCTTCATTACCTTTACTATCTTCATCTATAGTTTTATCTATATCAGCATCAACTAACAATTCGCTTAATATATTATTTGCTGAACGGCTAACATAAAAATAACCAATTACATTTGCGAACACTGATTTAAAACTAGGGAACATCATTAATATTCCAATAACAGCACCAAATATTAAAATCCACGGAGCTAAAGTTATTAACAGTCCCTGTTTTATATTTTGAGTGAAACTGCCTCCACAAGTGTTTACTAGTACAGCACTATTTAATCCTAATTGAGTAAGTAATACTAGTAGGAAAAATATTAATAGCATTTTTGATTTGGATTTTTGATAAGTTGCAAAAGAACTTGGGTCAGATATTATATCTATTGTTAATTTGGGTGCTAATAAAAAATAGTAAACAATTGATGTTAGAATGAATACAATGATAGAAATTATAGTGCTTCCCATATATATTTATTAGTTATAATTTATTTTCATATAATAAAAGTAATATTTATGAATACTCCTTCAATCAAGCCTATATTAATTGAACCAGGCGTTAAGTATTTTTTAAAAGAAACCCTAAAGCATTGTCATGAATATAAAGAGAAATATTATAATACATTATTTAATATTTCGCTACTCGTGTTATTTTTGATAATTTTAGGAGGTACTCTAGTGTATAAATACAAAGGAAAATTAACTCCTATGGAAAAAGCTCAAAAAGAAAAGACTAAACAACAATACATTTTAACTAAAATTAAAAATTATCAGAGTGATAAAAAGCGAATGAATATGGAGTTAATAACTGGCTTACCGCAATGGGAACCTATATAAATTATTACATCATAAAACCATTTTGAAGAAAAAGAGAGAAAATAAATATATCATATTTTATATATGACTGACGTTGATAAAACTAATTTCGATAATGCTGTAAAAGAATATTATAAACTTAAGTCTGAATATGAAGAAAACATTACTAAAGATAAAGCTAGGATTAAAAATAATAGAAATTTATCATTAAAGGAAAAACAAACAATGATTAGAGATCTTAAAAATAAGTGTGTAAATTGTAATAAACCTGGAGGAACTTTGTTTAAAATAAAGTATGATGGTGAGAGTCGTCATTTAATAGCAATGTGTAATGCTGATAATAAATGTTCATTGAACATTAATATTAATTTAGGCTATACATATGCATTAAATGAACAAATTACAGAAGATTTAACAGATCTTCAAAATTATCGCAATAAAATGATACAATTTAAAAATGATGTAGTATATGGTTACATTACACAAGAAGACGCACAAATTAATTTTAACCATCTAAAAGAAATGATGGAAGAGTTAACTAGTAACTATGAGTTCGATTTACAAAGATATTTAAATATTACCAATAACGAAGAAAACTCTGAACAGGTAAACCTAGAACTGAAAAGGTTATATGACCAAATTAAGGATTTTAATAATATTATTGATACATACAAAAAAGATTCTAACCCCCAATTAATAACAGATGCTATCGAGTTATATATTGAAAGTATATTACCCACGAATAATAAAATTAGAGATATTAAATACTCTTATTCACGTGTAGAATATAAACCAAGTGAAGGTGTTTTTCGTCTTGTTCAATTACCAACTACTATTGAAGATTTAGAAGTAGATATTTCCGGTGAACAAGGAGTTATATCTGCTATTACAGAAGATGAGACTTCAAATAATGATAAAGATAAACCTATTAAAAGACATAGAATGATGAGCATGGTTCCAGAAGGACAATCATTAGAAGATTTTACCGAAAGTAACGAAGAAGAATTGAAGGATAAAGAAATTATATCTATTCCATCACCTAAAAATATAGATGACTCGTCCGATGAAGACGACAATGAATCAGAATACGACTCCGAGGATGATGTTCAACCTAAAATTACCATTCTCCCAGAAACCATAAAATTAACGAACTTTGATGATAATCTAGATGATTCTAGCGATAGTTCCAATTTCAAACCACCACCCCCTCCTCCAGAAACAGATGACTATTCCATTAGTGATTAATTTAGTGATAAATATTTTATACCAATATATATATTATACAATGTTATCTCAATATATTTCTTTCAAAGTTTTTGGGCTTAGCTTTATTGTTGGATTAATTTTCCTTTATTTACTAGGTCCTCAAACTAAGACTATTGTTGTTTTCCCTACGCCTGACAATATGGGTAAGATACAATATAAAGATAGGGCTGGGACTTGTTTTCATTACAATGCTAAAAAAGTGACTTGTCCTTCTAATAAGGAAGAAATAAGTAAAATTCCTTCTCAAAAGTAATATATTTATGTATATATATAAATGGAATTAGGTAAGTTTTTCCATACAAAAACTGGAAAATATATAATGTCACTTTTATTAGGTTTTGGATTAGCCACCCTCTTTAGAAAAACATGTAAAAAACAGGATTGTATCCGCTTTAAGGGACCTTCCCAAAATGATATTAAGGATAAGACATATAAATTTAATAACGATTGTTACAATGTTGAATCAAATGCTGTAACTTGTGATATTAATAAACCATCCGCAAAGATGTAAAGTATAATTATTTATTTACGCGTAAATAATTATATTCAATTATTCTTACCTATAGTAAAATGAATAGCACAACTAGTATAAATGATTTACCTACGGACCCAGCAAATGGTGGTTCTATAGGAGGCGATAATATGACATTTACCGCAAATGAAAAATTAGACACCACACCGGATGCTATGCACCAAATGGTTTCTGAATTAGCAAATGCCTCTGAAGGTGGTGGGACAGATCTAATGTCTAGGGATATACCTATTACTACCGCAAACGTAGCTCAAGATCCTCAGGTTCAACCCAATTATATTGACCCAGTTCCAAATAATGATTATATTAAAGAAGAAAATAAAGCTGAAGAAATAATTAATAATTATGAACAACCTGTAAAACGAGATTCTGATTTAGATAAAATGTATGAAGAAATGCAAATACCTGTTTTAATTGCCGTTTTATATTTTTTATTTCAGTTGCCTGCTTTCAAAAAGTATTTACTCAATACATTTTCAGTATTATTTGGTACCGATGGTAATATTAACTTAAATGGGTATTTTTTTACAAGCATTTTATTTGGGTTGCTTTATTATATTCTTCATAAAATCACCCATACTTTTGCTAAGTTTTAATTTTATAATTATTATATGGTATTAATCCAATAACATATGATAAATAAATATATTAATAAATTACTAGTTAATTTTCCAACAAAAACATCTAAACCCATTTATACAGATTTAATAATAGATGGAGGATTGTTTAATGGTAGTTATTTGCTAGGCTGTCTTTATTTTCTAAAAAAAATGGAAAAGAAAAACTTAATGATAATAGATAAAATATCAGTTTGTAGTATTAGTTCAATATCTATTTTATTTTATTATATTGACAAGTTAGACATATGGGAGGAAAGATATAAGAAATCTGTGAATTATCTAAAAGAAAACGGAGACCTAAATATAATAAAAGATATGTTATTAGGAATAAAACCATTTCTTCCTAGTAATTTTTGTTCTATTATTAATAAAAAACTCCATATTTCATATTATCATATTAACAAAGGAAAAAAGGTTACTAATACATTTAAATCAATTGACCATCTATTTGAAATTATTCAACGTTCATGCTTCCTACCTATAATGATAGATGGTAATTTATTGCGTAAAGATAAATATTTCGATGGTGTTAACCCACACATATTACCTTCTCACCCAAATAAAAAACGAATACATATTGAACTAATAACTTGGGATAAATTAACTGATGTTGTATCTATTAAAAATGAAACTACTAATTTCCATAGAATATTAATTGGTCTATTAGATATACATTTATTCTTAATTAAACAAAAATCTACTGATATGTGTAGTTATATTCATGACTGGTCATTAATGAACTTGAATAGTCGAATGTATTGTAAAAAAGCTTTCGAAATAATAATTTACTATATTATTTTTATCATTAATATGATTTATATTAATTTCATTCAGAATATGAAAATTATACCGATTACTATGTTTCAAAATATTTATAAAGTTATCTATCCACATATTATTAAATATCTTTGTTTATAATATAATGTTCACTTACAAACAAAGAGTTATATATTTTTTATTATTTTGTATACCTATTCGTATTATACTTTCTGTTTTACCATTATACTTAAATAATCAATATTTATATTATTTAGGCCTTATCACATTGATACCTTCATTTGTATTTTTGACTTTTTATTTTAAAGGTATCAGATTAAAGGCTCCTGAAGGAGGGGGTAAAACATGGTGGGCTGATTTAAGATTATTGCATGGTCTATTATATTTATGTGGTTCTATTTATTTATTGCAAGGTAAAAGAACTGCTTATATTCCATTCGTTATTGATGTAATCGTAGGACTACTATCATTTATTAATAAAGAAAAAATATCCATTGGTCTTTAACAGATATGGTATACACTATTTTTAATCATAAAACCATTTTTTGGTCTTGTTTTTTCTTTTAGATTTCTTAGTTTTTTTTGTTTTGGATTTTTTTCCTTTTTGTTTTTTGGTAGTATCATTTGGATTATATTTTAAGAACCATTCCTCATATTCTTTACTATCTTTTTTATCTTTTAATTCTTGAAACTTTTTAGTTTTTTCTGCTCTCATTTCTTCAATAGTTTCTTGATGACCATAACAATCTAAACTAAATCGTTTAAGAACCCCTCTTTGTGCTAGTTTATTTTTTTCCTGAACTTTAAATAAATATTCGGCAATGCATAATAAACGCTCTTCATCATACACATTTTCTATTTTATCATTTTTTCTCTTACTTACCTTAGCAAATAAAAAGGCTAAATAAAAACTCAAAATAGTATCAATTGTTGCTATATTAACCTTTCTTCCTTTTTCATTGATAATATTATAACTGTGACAAGCCAATGGTTCATAAATAAAAGCTACAGTATCATTACCATTGACAATTATTTGATAATGGGAGGCTACTATTTCACCAATTGACTTTTTCTTCACTATTTTTACATCATCTATACCCTCTTGTTCTAATCTCTCTTTAACTATTGTGGCTACTAATTCAGGTTCTTCTGATAATACATCAAAATCTGGTATTTTTTGAAATCTATCCTTTATTTTTTTAGACATATAATGTCTATACTTGGATATAGCATATCCTCCAAAGAATATAACTCCTTGATTTATAAATGTATCTCGTAATATGGGATATATTTTTTCTTCTTCTTTTTTATCCACAGTTGTCATTTCTCTTTGAAAATCTTTATTATAACATTTAGGTCCTCTTAAAGGATAACTTTTATTAAGCAACCCCAATCTTTTTAAAACCTTCTCCCATCTACTTACATCACCAGAAGGACGAGATAATTCTAAATACATACCCATACGTAAAAAATTAGCAGGAGCATATAAAATACCACCAACACTAACTGCTTCTTCTTTTACTCTTTCATATATACCTTTTTCCATATATGTTATATCAGCCATTCCAATAAAGTTTACAAACACCTTATAGGTTCCGTGATGTTGTCCAGATTTTGCTTCAACTTCATCAAAACCTTCCTTTACATAGATATCGGCTAATTCTTTAGCATCTGCCACTGGATTAGGACTATAAAAATCATAATCGGCTATTTCCGTTTCTTTATTATAGAATTGGTCCTCAATTGGTAACAATGCATTTATTGCTGTTCCACCATAACAAACTAATCTTTTACGACGCAAAAAGTCTTCAACTATCGATATCATTTTTTTTACTTCAGGTGAATTAGCTACTGCGGAGCTTTGTCGTTCACTTGCTTCATCTACTACAGTTCTTAATATTGCTAATTCACATTCTTGAAATGTTGATTTAGGATCACAGCTATGCGCCATCTATATATATATATATTAGCTAATTTATTAGATAATATATTAATTAATTTAATAATTAAAAGAATAATAAGAACCTGTTGCTTTTCTCGGAGCAAAAGAAACTTTAGGAGTTTGCTTCACTGGGTCTGGAATTACAACTGGTATGTATCTTAATTTAGCAGGTTTTAAACAGAACGCACTTGCGTTTTGATTGAAGAATGTATTATTTTCTTCTAAATTAACATCTTGTTCTTCATATCTCATTCCAATTAGATTACAACCAGCTTCTCTACATACAATAGGATTTGGATTAGAAGGATCCGCTAAATTAGTATCAGGCATAGAAATTGTCATATTCTGTTTATTAAATGATTGCAGTTCTATTAAATCAGGGGTATTCACTATATCATGATAAGGAAGAGCGCGCATGAATATTGAGNTGCTCGNCATGTTAACATATTNCGAAAAATCTTCATTATCCTGATAAGATGTATTAGAATTGTCAACAATTATAATTATTTTACCCATTAAATCTAATAATTTTACATTTCCAAAATTATGTCCATTATATTCATAACTATATTCTGGTCCCATAAAATATCTATCATATTGTTTAAATAAACTCGCCATTTTATTATAAACATTCATATTTTGAGTTTTAAATCGTAAATGAATTATTATTGGGTCCTTTGGATTTGGCACAGTTCCAGAAGAAAACGCATAGTTAGCTAATATTGACATAACATCCTTAAATGGAACTGAATTGAAAGTTTCTTTTACGAAGTAACTATTAGTAGTTGAAGAAGATACTACAGGTTCTTCATCTACAGAATATATCTCAAAATCTAATCCTCGTGAACCATTCCTTAGAACATCTTTTAGAGCACATGTAGATACAAAATTATTTTTATATGAGCCAATGCTACACGCATTATAAGCCGTTTTGATATAATAATCTTTTAATGCGTATTTATTATCAGGATTAGAAGGATTAACAGATGATATACTATAATTTATTTTATTATAAATATGTCCCATACTATCACATTCATTTACATCCATTTTAGAAAGTTTATGATAATACACGATTGCTAAAACTATTATTGTAATTATAGCAATCACTATTATAATTGATGCTATATTTTCCTTATAATTCATTATTTTAGCCATCATATTAGGTCCACTACTTTTTGTTGTGTCCATCTTAACTTAATATATTATAATATATTATATTATTTATAGAACATAAATAAATATAATTATATAGTATATCTAAACTATGGCTGGAGGATTATTACAACTAGTTAGCGAAGGTCAACAAAATATATTATTAAACGGAAATCCAACAAAAACATTTTTTAAGACGACTTTTGCTCGTTATACTAATTTTGCTTTACAAAAGTTTAGGGTAGATTTTGATGGTTCAAAAAGATTAAGATTATCAGAAGAGTCTAAGTTTACTTTTAAGATACCTAGATATGCTGACTTATTAATGGATTGTTATGTATCTATAACATTACCTAATATATGGTCTCCCATAGTTCCCCCTCTTACTGATGCAGAAACGACAGCAAACAATACAGGAGTATGGATCCCATATGAGTTCAGATGGATTGAAAATATAGGAGCACAAATGATTTCTAATATTACTATTACATGTGGTAATCAGACTTTACAAGAGTTTTCTGGCGATTATTTATTAGCTATGGTAGAGCGTGATTTTAATGGAACCAAACGAGCCTTATTTAATAAAATGATTGGTAATGTTCCACAAATATATGACCCAGCTAATTCAGGCGTTCGTGTCAATACCTATCCTAACGCATATTTTAATACAAATACGGCAGGTGCTGAACCGTCGATTAGAGGGAGAACTTTATATGTTCCCCTTAATGCTTGGTTTAATCTTAAAAGTCAAATGGCATTTCCTCTTACATCATTACAATATAATGAATTACATATTCATGTTACCATGAGACCTATTCAAGAATTATTTCAAATTCGTGATGTGTATGACAAAGAAAACAATTACCCATATGTTGCCCCTAATTTCAATCAATCTTATATGCAATTTTACCGCTTTTTACAAGCACCTCCAGATATCGAATTAAGTAGTTATACAGATACTCGAACCCAATGGGACGCCGATATTCATCTTAATTGCACTTATGGTTACTTATCAAATGAAGAGTCTAGATTATTCGCTTTACAAGAGCAAAAATATTTATTTAAACAAGTCAGAGAACATACATATTACAATGTAACAGGACCTAATAAAATAGAGGTTGATACAATTGGTATGATATCTAGTTTCATGTTTTATTTCCAACGAAGTGATGCCAATTTAAGAAATGAATGGAGTAATCGAACAAACTGGCCATACAATTATCAACCATATGAAATTACACCAGCACCCACAACAACATCTGCTACTCCTACTGCTGAAACCTATAAAATTATTCGGACCAATCCTGATGGAACTACTACCGACGTATATATTGGACCTGGTGTTAACGCAAATGGTAATATGACTGGATGGTTTCTTACTGGAACCTACAATACTGAAAATGTTAAAAATATACTCGTTGATTTAGGATTATTATTGGATGGAAATTATCGTGAAAATCTACAACCGGTTGGAGTATATAATTATATTGAAAAATATACTAGAACTGCTGGTAATGCTCCTGATGGTTTATACTGTTATAATTTTTGTCTTAATAATTCACCTTTTGATCTTCAACCTTCTGGGGCCATTAATATGAGTCAATTTAATAATGTAGAGCTTGAGTTCACTACTATTATTCCGTCATTGGACCCATTAGCTCAATCATTAACCATTTGTGACCCAGCAACTGGAGAAGTTGTTGGAATTAATAAACCTACTTGGCGTATATATGATTACAACTTTAATATGAGATTATACGAAGAACGATTGAATATGGTTCATTTCGTTGCTGGAAATTGTGGATTAACCTATGCAACTTAAAATATTATTAATAGGACTTAAATTATTATTATAAATATATATAACTTCATGCTATATATATTTTTATTACTATTTATTGCTACCCCCTTATACTATGCGTATAATGAAGATATTGCTAAGCAAGCCATTAACTTTTCTCAGTCCACTTATTGTGTTTCTAATCCCAACTATTGGAATTGTTCAACATGTGACCCTTTTATTAAATTAGATTATGTCATTGAAAATAAAGGTATGCGTGCTTTACAAGGTTATAACTCTGAAACTGATATGATTATAACGGCATTTCGAGGTTCTTCCGATATTCAAAACTGGCTTGATAATATTCGAGTTAATCAGTTTTCTCCATACAATGACGCAGATATTCGAGTTGAAACTGGATTTTACCAAGAATACAATGCTGTTAAATACCAACTAATTAATAACTTACCGACACTTACAAAGAAATATGGAACTAATCAATTATTTATAACTGGTCATTCATCTGGTGCTGCGGTTTCGACATTAATGGCGTATGATATATTAACTTTATATCCTGAATATAATTTAGGTTATTTGATTAACTTTGGTTCGCCAAGAGTTGGGAATCATGCCTTCGTAGATTCTTTTAATAGTTACAATTCTACAACCTATCGTATTACTCATTACTATGACATAGTTCCTCATGTTCCGGAGCAGTTTTTCGGATATATGCATATTGCCAATGAAATTTGGTATAATGAAGACAACTCCGATTATACTATATGTGATGATTTAGATAACATCGAAGATAATGCTTGTTCTAATTCTTGTGCTCCTTTTCATTGTATTAGCACTTCTGACCATTTAAATTATTTAAATGTAACTATGGGATATAATGATGCTCAATCTTGTTGAATATATTTTCTATCTATATATTAATGTCATCAGACTCTCGTTCAAGTGATTATTCTATATTAAGCAGAAAAACAAAATTATTACAATTTGAAATAAAGCCAGACGCTATTGAGAATTGGAGATGTCTTAATCCTCATATTCCTCGTCATGAAGCTAATGATTGTGCTATTCAATCATTAACCTTTCTACAAATAATTAAAGACCGCAAATTAGCTGAATACTATGCTGATATTGCACACAAGAAAGGAGGGGTATTTTTAGAAACGGAAACAATACCAATGTTCATATATAATAATCACCCTGACAATTATGAGGCTTTTTTCGTTAATAAGAATGTATTCGGAAATAAACCATTTGATAAATGGTATAGAATATTAGATGAAAAACTAAAAAAGGGACACGCTACAATTTTGAATGCGTGGTATACCACAAAAAATAATGAAAGAGGTGGACATGCGTTTGTTGTAGGAAAAGACAGAACCAACGCACTCTACGTATGGGACCCTCAACAACATTTATTTCTTCCTGGATATGATGGTCTGCACCAATATTTTAGCAATGATAATTACGATCAAATGGCTTATATAGTTAAAAAATCTAAAAAA